TCCTGGTCGACGTGGCGTAGCAGGGTTGCCGTGTCGGCGTCGTCGGGCGTGACCTGCGCCGCGAGATGCTGGACGACGGGCGATGTGGCGGTGACCTGCGTGCCAGCCGGCGTGACGTCGTTGAGCGCGTTCGACGCACCCAGGGCGACGCCCTGCTGCCAGCGTGCCCGGATCCCGGACTCCACGTCCACGGGCACCGACCGGAGGGCCGACACCAGCCGCGCTCGTACAACCGGCACTGGCACGCCGGAGGAAACGAGGGCGAGGGCCATGCCGACCGCGCCGCTGATGGCCGCGATCACCGCCGCAAGGGCGGCGGCCTCCACCATGTGCTCGTAGTTGAGGGTTTGCTGATCTCGCTGGTCCTGATCGGCCGGGCGGCCAAGGACCGGTGCCGGCGCGGTCACTGGCTACCGTGCCGGGTTGGTGACCGTGCTGTCCGGTGTGGCCAGGAGTTGCCCCTGCGCCTGCCGGTCCTCTGCGGTCAACCCGTCCGGGCCAACGCCGTCGTCTGGGGGCTGGCCGTCGTCCGGCTCGTAGCCGCCGGCGGTGGCCGTGCCGTACTGGTCGCCGCCCATGTCCGGGCCCAGGTCGGCGCTGATCGCCGGCACGTCGGCGGCGGGCAGGATGTCACCCATGATCCCGATGATGATCTGCTGTACCTGATCGGCGTTCATCACGCCGAGAGTGACGGCGGAGCCGAGTGCCTGCGCGGCGGTCGAGACCTGGCTGAGGAGGGCGATGCGGCGGGTCATGTCGAACGCGTCGGCCTGGTCGACGAGCCACTGGTCGACCTCGGTGTCCTTGTTGCCGGCACTGATGAGGGCTTCCCGCTGCGGCATCCCGTTCGAGATTTTCGCGGTGACGACGTTCCACTTCGCGGCCTCGGCCTGCGCCATGTACATCTCCGCCCGGCCCTGCTCCTGCTGGGCCAGCGCGAAGTCGGAGGCGTAGGTCTTCGCCCACTCCTGGGCCTGCTGCTCCGGGACCCCGGCCTGGATGAACGCCTGATCGCGGGGCACTCCCATGCGGACCTTGAGTTCGACGAGCTGCCACACGTCCATGAGGTCTGTCGTGGCGGGGTTCGCCCATGTCACGGTGACCCGGGCGTCGGGGTAGCCGAGGCACAGGAGCGCGAATTCGAGGGCCTCTGACCAGGTGTCGCCGAGGAGGTCGTGGAGGTTCTCGACGCGGGCGTTCAGCGGCGCCTCAATGATCTTCAGCGCCTCGCCGCTGGGCACCTGCCCGCCCAAGCCTTGGAACTTGTACAGGGGTGTGTCCGTGGTTGAGCTGATCGCCTTGCAGTACTCGCGCCACGGCTCCAAGAACGCGTTCGGGTCGGCCGTGGCGAAAGCGCCGACCTCCTTGAAGTTCTTGAAGATCTGCATCCCGCCGGGGTTGGCCTCGTAGTTTGACCCGGTCTCGTTGCTGATCGCACCCGCGGTGATGGTGGTGGTGGAGAATGCCGTCTCGCTGAAGTCGTGGTCCCAGTCGGCCGGGCTGTGGTCGGCGAGCGGGTCCTCACGGATCGACTGCGTGCCCAGCGAGTCGGCCTCTTGGAGGGCGTACCGCTGCGGGTAGCCGGAGAACTCGACGGTGACCATCTGCATCTCGATGATGCGAGACACCGCGTCCTGCGGGCCGAATGCGTTTCGGTGGACGGGCTTGCCGTAGTCGAGGTCGGTGCGCAGGTGGAACGCCGGGATCTGACCCCACGGGTTCGGCATCGGCCACTGACGGTCATCCGGCATCACCGGGTTGTCGTCGTAGTCTCCGTCAGCGCCCAGGTAGTCGTTGTCGTCGTCGTGGTCCGGGTCGAAGAACCGCTGGAACTCCGACGGGCGCTTGTTGCTGTTCTGCCGCTTGTCGGCCTTCGAGATGTACTTCTCGATCCGGTCGACGTAGTAGAGGTTGCAGCGCAGCCGGGGCTTCTTCTCACCCTTCAGCGACACCTGCCACAACTGGGCGAAGAACCGCTTCTTCCGGGGGTTCTCCGGGTCGTAGAACATGCGACCCATGCGCGGATCAACGTAGGTGATGTTGACCGACACCGCGCGGGAGTCGTCGACGAGCTCCGCCGGGTCGACGTCGGTGTCCGCATCAGCGTCAGTGCCGTCGGCGTACTCCTCCGGCCACACCACGATGTACCCGTCACCATCGCGGCAGGTGTCGCGGTCCCACACCCGGTAGTAGTTCTTCAGCTTGTTGAGCCGCCACACCTCGTTAAGCGCCTCGGTCGCGGCCTTCGACGCGGCGTTGTCCTGGACGGTGCCCGACGTGGCAGTCAGCCCCGTGATGCGCAGCTTGTTCGCGACGGCGTCGATAACCACGCCACAAAAGTTGGGGTCGAACTCAATGTCCGACTGGCGCAGAGTGCGACCTTCGCGGGAGAGGCGGTTGTCCTCCCACAGGTTAATGTCGTCGTACTCCTTGGCGTGGTCGTAGCCCTCCATCGACTCGTTGATCTTCGCGATGGCTTCGACGAGATCCTGGTTCAGATCGAGATCCGCGTCTTGCTCGGCGGTGAGGGACGGGCTGTCGAAGGTGCCGGGGAACGTCACGACGACACCTCCTGCCCAGTCGAGGTGTCAGTGACGGTTGGTGGGGAAGCGTCGAGGAGCACAGCGGCGGCGATCTCCGACCGGACAATGCCGGACAGCAAATCACCGCCGGCCGGGTCGTGTTTCCAGTTGACGCCGGTAATTCGGTCGTTCGGCCCGTCGTAGGCCAGGGCGAAGCGGGCCACGTTGATGACGATCTGCGTCCCAGACTTGAGGGTGATCTGAACCCTCACGGACCCTCGTTGCCCTGTTCGGTGGGCGGGTATGGGGCAGCGGGCGGGGCGTCGGGGTCAACGGCCAGCGGCTCGCCGGGCATCCGCGCTTCGGGGCCGAGAACGTCGGCACGCCGCAGGGTGCCTGCGGGCGCACGGCCGGGCGGCGTGAAGCCATTCGAGCGATCCACCTCAGCCGCGATTTCCTCGGCGATGCCCGACAGCCACGGCAACGTCATGCCCGGCACGTCGTAGCCGCCCGCGCGGGCGGTGTCCCGCCATTCGCGCATGTTTCGGTCCAGCACGTCGAGGATCCGGCTCTGCAGGTTCGGCATGGCCTACCTCCCTCTCTTCGCTGCGCGGGCCCGTTCCAGATTCCGGCGAGCGGCAGCCAACTGCCTCGGGCTCAGCTCGTCGCCAGCACCGCGGTACTCGTAGCCGGTACGCCCCACGTGGTTCAGCTTCGTTCGCACATGGGCAAAATCGGAAAGCTGGATTCGGCTGCCGGCGGTGTACACGGACTCGGCAACGATCCTGCGGTGGCTAGACGGAGACACCCGCTTCGCTTTCGGCGCCGCCGTGTTCTCGATGACCTTCCGCCGGCCGCCGAGACGGTTCGGCCGGTAGGTGTACGTGTCAGCCACAGGTCACCGCCCCTTCCTCTTGCCCCGGGCCTTGGCAAGGTTCCGGCGGGCTGCTGCCGCCTGCGCTGGCGTTTCCATCCGCGTCACACCGCCCTTGTGGGGCTCGTCGACACCACGCCACGAGGCGCGGTTACGTGGCTGAACTCGCTGGGTGTAGGACGGCAGCATGAGTGGTCTCGCCTCGCCGTCGATTGCCTCGGAAATCGGAACCCGGGCGCCAGGCCCATGTTTCGCGATCATATTCGGGGAGGCGTACTGCCGTGGAAGCTTCCGACCCGACTCGTAGTCGCTGACGATCTCGCCAACGCGCGCCCGGCGGTCCGCGGCGTGCTTTCCGGTGACGGTCGTCTTGAACCGGCTGTACTGGGTGGAGATCGGAGTGCGGCCCTTGCGGGCTTCCTTGGCGTAGTTCCACTCCGGGACCTTGACCACGATTACCTCCCGCGCGAGTAGTGACGGATCAGCCTGATCGGCGCAGTTGCGACACGGACGCGCGCTTGCCAGCGATCCCCAACTTCTGCATGAGGATCCACAACAGGTGCTCAACGGCGGCGGCGGTGGCGTCGAGGATGTCCTCGTGGACGACGTTCGGGTACGCCAACGCTTGCCGCTCCAATTGGGGGAGGGGGCGTTCGTGGAGAACGTTGCCGCCGGCCCGCTGATACGCCGCGAGCAACCTCTTGATGCGGTACTGCTTGGGTTCCTTCTGCGCGAACGTGTCGACCTTGACGGGCATGTCGTGGAACACCGTGTACCAGAGGTCCCCGCCCTGGTTCGCCTCGACGCGGATGTAGTCAATGTCGAAGTCGTCGACGAGGCCCAGGACCTTGTCCCGTAGCTCCTCGCCAGCCAGCCGGACCTGAAGGGCTTCCCTGACGTAGAAGCGGCGCTCCCTGATCGACAGCCCGACGACTGCGAGGCCGGTGTAGTCGCTGGTCTTCTTCACCGTGACCGCGCCGTCGACGATGAGGCACACCCGGTCGTAGCCGGGCAGGTTCCCGTACTGGATGTCCTCCGGTCGCCACCAGCCGGAGTCTTCGTTGATCGGCTGGTTGGCGAAGTTCTTCGCGTAGCTGCGCGTGTGCCGGATCGAGACGAGGTAGTCGTAGGGCCATTTCGCCGGCCACGTCGACCGCTCGGAACCGTCGTCCCGGGTGACGATCGGGGGATAGTAGTGCGCCGTGAAGTGCTCGTCGCTGATCCACTGCGCGGGTTCCTCGTCCGGCTCTGTCACCGACTGGACGAGCTGGTGGACGATCGACCCGGACATTGTCACGGTGCCCACAAGCACGGCTCGCGCCCTGAGGGACATAGCCAGAACGGCGTCGATAACTGTGCGTAGCCGCTTGAGGGCGAGGTCTTCGGAGTAGTCCGCCTCGTCCGGCTCGATGTCGTCGAGCAGGATCAGGTCAGGTCGCTGCTTGCCGATCTTCAGGCCGAGGTTCGACGAGTCGATGCCGCGAGCCACGAACGCGAACCCGGACCTCGTGACCAGCATCGACTGGTTGTCGACGGTACCGGCGTCGTCCTTCGCTCGGCCGCGAGCGCGGATGCACAGGTCGGGGAAATCGTTGCGAAGGCGCTCGTTGTTGTCGAGCTCCATCCGGAATGTCCGCAGATGCGTCTGCGCCTGCGTCGCCGAGTGCGCGAACGCCGCCACAAATTTGATGTGATCGTGGCAGGCCGCCCACATCGGCAGGATTCCGAACCACCAGGAACTTTTCCCGCAATCGCGGGGAGCGACGAAGGCGTCCCGGTGCTGACCCAAGCCCTCCGGCGGGTCGACCCACTGGCGGGCGATCCGGCACCAATCGAAGTGCGGATCGGCGAAGCTGACCAGGCCGTCCCGGTCGCGGAGGTGCTCCCTCAAGTACGTCCATGCGAACAGGAGCGGATCGTCGCGGGTCAGTTCCCGCCGCGCCTCCACCCACTCCGGGGCGTCAGCCAAGATGGCGAGGAGTTCGTCCAGGGTGCGACCGGTGCGCTCCGCTACTCCAACGAGGTGACGGCCAATCGTGAAGGTCTCCGGCGACGCATCATCCAGGTACGTCGCCATCCGCCGCCGCCTTCGCCTCCCGGATCGCCTCGGCGAGTTCGGCGTCGGCGCTCGGCCCACTCGCGATGCGCATCTCGGTCTGCGTCGGTTCGTCGATCTGGTCGAGTTTCGCCCGCCGCTCCATGATCCTCAGGAGCCGGTCGATTGCAGCCATCCGCGGACCGGTGTCCTCGATAGGCTGGTCGTCGCGCGGGTCGAACATGACGCGGCCGTTAGACACAGCGAGGCCGAACTTTTCCGCGTCCTTCAACGCCATCAGGTACAGAACGTCGAGTTGTTCCCGCATCTGCGCCCGGAGGAGTTCCCGGGTCGGAGCGGTGCGGTCGTGCGCAGCTTCGGCGAGGATGACGTGGACGCGGGGCTGGGTCAGTCCGACCTCGGCCGCGATGGCTCGCTCTGTCATGCCTCGTAGCCGCATCTGCCAGATGCGCTCGTTTCGCTCGGCGAGTTGGGCCTTGTTCAGCGGGGCCACGATACTGCCGATCGATAACGCCGAAAGTTCCGGTTTGTCATTGCTGGGACACCCCTTGCTGGGAGGGTCTTACGGACCGCACCGGTACTGACCTCGAAGAACGCGAGACCAGTACCGGCCGGTAACTTCGTGTCGGTCAGATGGCGGGCTGGTCGGTGCCGGTGTCTCCGCCGTCGACCGGGGGAAGCGTCTCCCCGGACCCGTCGCCGGTGACGACCGGCAGGACCGCGGTCAGGTTCGCCGTGGCCTCCTGAACCGCCGCGACAGCGGTGTCGAGGGTGGCCTGGTCGGCGGCCGACAGGACCGTGGTGTCCCCGGTTGTCGGCGGGGTGGTCAGGACGTCCACGGCGGACGTGACCGCTGCGGTCAGGTCGGCGGTGGCGACGGCGAGGTCGGCGATGACGGCCACGAGGATCTCCAGTTCTGGGATGCGGACGTTGATGATGGGGGGTGGTTGGTGGCGTGGTGGGCGACGCCAGTGGAGGGTCATGGGCTGGGTGCCACCTGTCGGGTGGGGGTTAGGTGCGGATGACTCGGCGGTCGTAGCCGCGGTGCTCAAGGGCGGGGATCGCCT